CCGTCAAAGCCCAGACCCGGGATGTGCAGCACATCACGAGGATCGAGCCGCCAGCGTTTGCCGTCGCTTGTGGTGTAGGTGTACATCAGCAGGCCACTGGCATCCCGGTTGACTTCCATCTTGTCCGGCAGAAGCGGATACAGGCTGTCGATCTTGTCTCTGCCCGTGCGAATGATCTGGCAGTAAGCATTGCCGTACAGCAGAAGATGAGCCAGCATCGTTTCACGCAAGATGAACGAGGTCATTTCCTTGTTGGGCTCATCGTGGATCAGCCGATACAGCGGATGTTCCGGAGCTTTCCTGCTTCCGTTTTCCGTGGTTTCATACACATGGAACGGCAGACTGGCTATTGTTTCAGCAATAACGCGCACACAGGCATACACAGCAGACACCTGAATGGCAGAGGACGGATTTACTGCCTTGCCGGATGCACTGGTGCCGAAATAGAAGGTCGGCGCTGAGGAGACGGCGTCCGTAGGCTTATCTCGTGCGCGAAACATGCGGGCAAATGGATTCTTCACAGTTCTCACTTCCTTTTACAGGCCGGTTCCTGTCTTGTGGTCATGGCAGTCCTTGCAAAGCGGCTGCCAGTTGCTCCGATCCCAGAACAGAACGGGATCTCCCCGGTGAGGAATGATGTGGTCAACAACCGTAGCAGGCGTCAGCTTGCTTTTTTCTCTGCATTTGACGCAAAGAGGATTCTTCTTAAGGAACAGCGCCCGGGCAGAACGCCATTTGCTGTCGTATCCTCGCTCGGAAGCATTCTCCCGGGCATACAATTTGCGATGTACCTCGCAGTAAACGCTGTCAGAGAGGTTCGGACAGCCCGGATGCCTACATGGGCGTTTCGGTTTTCTGGGCATATGCTCACCTCACAGTACCAGCAGCCCTCGATGGTTATACACCGAATCGCCGATATTCAGATTCTTCATTGCCCGGTCAAGCGCCATAACGAGGGCAACTGCACCGTCCACCTTCTCGGTGGATTTTTCTTTATCCAGCTTCAGATTGCCGGCAGGATCGGTACGCACGTAGGCATTGTCCATGTTCCAGCGAAGAACGGGATGACCGCCGTGTGCCAGCTTGTGTTCCAGCACAATGCGCATCAGTTCTTTCGTCGGAGGCGACATGTCCTTGAAGCCCTGCCCAAAGGGAACCATCGTGAAACCGTCGTCCTCCAGCGCCTGTACCATCATGGTCGCATTCCAGCGGTCATGGGCGATTTCACGGATGTTGTACCGTTCGCCCAGCTGGCAGATGAACTGCTCGATGAAGCCGTAGTGTACGACATTGCCCTCGGTGGTCTTGATAAAGCCCATCCGCGCCCACTGGTCATACGGCACATGATCGCGCCGCACTCGCAGGGAGAGCGTGTCTTCCGGGAGCCAGAAAAAAGGAAGAACCCAATAGGGCTCCTCCTCGGTGGTCGGCGGGAATACCAGCACCAGCGCCGTAAGGTCCGAGGTGCTGGACAAGTCGAGTCCGGCATAGCATGGTCGGCCTTCCAGCATATACGGGTCAACAGTCCTTCCGCATTCGTCCCATTTATCCATAGGCATCCAGCGGATGGACTGCTTGACCCACTGGTTGAGACGCAACTGGCGAAACATGTTTTCGTCAGCAGGCGTCTCCAAGGCTTTTCTGTACGCATCCCGGACTTTGTCTATAGAAATGGTTTCTCCGAGCGACGGATTGGCCTTGTACCAGTTGCTTTCATCTGTCCAGTCTGCATCATCAGGCAGACCGAAAATGACGGGATAGAAACGCGGATCGTGTTTGCGTCCTTCGATGATATCGACAGCTTTTTGATGCACTTCCCAGCAGATCGAATTGCGGTCAGTGCCGGCAGTCGTGAGGAAGAACCACAGTGGCTGCTTTCGGGCATCACCGGAACCTTGCGTCATGACATCATATAGCGCACGGGTCGGCTGTGTATGTAGCTCGTCAAAGATACATGCAGACACATTCAGACCGTGTTTGGTTGCGACTTCAGATGACAGCACCTGATAGATGCTGCCGGTGGGCTGGTAGACCATGCGTTTGGTGGAAGGAATGATCTTGATGCGCTTCATGAGCGCCGGGGACTGCTTGACCATATCGACAGCGACATCAAAGACAATCGCAGCCTGCTGGCGATCAGCAGCGCAGGAGTAAACCTCAGCCTTCCACTCGTCATCGTTCACCAGCATATTGAGGGCAATCGCGGCGCCGAGCTCTGATTTGCCTTGTTTCTTCGGGATTTCAACATAAGCGGTTGTATACTGGCGCATTGTGGGGTCTTCATCACGTACAGTACCGAAAACATCCCGGATAATCTTCTCCTGCCAAGGCAACAGATGGAACGGTTTTCCATGAAACTCGCCCTTAGTGTGCTTGAGAGCCTCGATAAATCGCGTGACTCGCTGTGCTTTTCGCTCGTCAAACGCCATATTACCAGCCTCCCTTCAGGAGGTTTTCCATCGGATCTTCCGATGCGGCATCATCCTTGCCGCCGCCATTTGCAATGATACGGGCGCGGGTTGCCGGCGTAAGACCGAATTCAGAGCAAAAGGACTGCATGATTTTTAGGTTCTGCTGGGCGATGCTGACCTGCGGAACCTGCTGTACATACCCGGAAGGCGTCTGAAAGATCGATCCATGCTTGGTGATGAACTCTTCAGCCTCTTTCCATCGCGCGTATGCCTGACAATAGCCGGCGAAGGCCGTCAAGTCTGCCTGCGTCAGCACACCCATTGCTTCAAGGGAGGGAGCCAGTCGCTTCCATTCCTTTTTTGCTTCCGGTTCCAGCCATGTCGGGCATTTGACTGTTCCCTTGGGCGGGATTGGTTCGTTTTCGTTGATCGGGCGCTTGCCCGGGTTGCCTTCCAGCAGTTTGAGTGCTGTAGGCTTGGGTTTTCTTCCTCTGGTAGCCAATGGGCTCACCTCCTTTCGCGGGGATGTGGTGCTTATTCTTTATCATCAATCAGGTCTGCAAGCTGAATGGTTTCGCCATTCCGAAGTACAGTAATGCCGTCAGCGCCATGCTCGGCAGCATAGCGAAGAACAATTACGCTGGCATAGCGGGGATCGAGTTCCATCGTGCGGCAGATGCGGTCGGTCTGATCACATGCCATGAGCGTACTGCCGCTTCCGCCAAACAGATCCAGCACCACTCCATTGGGCGCGGAACTGTTCTTGATGGGATATGCCAGAAGCGGGATAGGCTTCATGGTGGGATGATCCTTGCTGCGCTTGGGCTTATCGAAATTCCAGATGGTGGTCTGCTTGCGATCAGAGAACCAGCGATGCTTGCCATTGGGCATCCAGCCATAGAGCACCGGCTCATGCTGCCACTGATACGGAGAACGGCCCAGCACAAGGGAGTTCTTTACCCAGATGCACACGCCGCTGATATGGAAACCCGCTTCCTTGAACGCTCTGCGGAAGTTGAGTCCCTCGGTATCCGCATGGAAGATGTAGGCGCTGCCGCCTTCCGCCATATGTGCAGCCATATTGCGGAAAGCCGCCAGCAGGAATTCATAGAACTTTTCATCCGCCATGCTGTCATTCTGGATTGACTTGCCATCAGCGGATTCATACGCCACATTGTAGGGCGGATCGGTAACAACAAGGTTTGCCTTCATGCCGTCCATCAGGGTCGCAACGTCATCTGCATTGGTGCTGTCGCCGCAGACCATGCGATGTCTGCCCAGCGTCCAGATGTCACCGCTCTGTACGAAGGGCGTGACCTCTTCGGCATCCAGATCGCAGTCATCATCCTTGACGGCCTTGTCATGTACCTTGGAAAAGAGGTCGTCCACCTCAGCGGCATCAAAGCCGGTAGCGCCGAGGTCATAACCGGACAGCTGCAGATCCTGCAGAAGTTCAGCCAGCGCCTTTGGCTCCCATTCACCAACAGCCTTGTTCAGCGCAATATTCAGCGCCTTTTCATCCTGCGGGTTTTCGATGTGCACGACAACGCAGTCGATCTCCGTCACGCCCTCAGCCTTGAGGACTTTGTATCGCTGGTGACCGCCGACAATGTTGCCCGTCACCTCGTTCCAGATCACGGGATCGACATAGCCGAAGTCATTCAGGCTGCGGCGGATCTTCTCATAGGCAGGGTCACCGGGTTTGAGATCCTTTCGGGGATTGTATTTTGCGGGTTTCAGCTTATCGATGCTGATCCGCTGAAGATTCATTTCAGTATTCATGCGATCTCCTTTCATCATTTTGAGCATCATGTGGTGCCTTCGCGCAGATTCGAACTGCGATTAGCCGCATATGAAACGGCGGTTCTGCCGATTGAACTACAAAGGCAAATTTCAGCGCCAGAAATGGCGTTTTTTCTTGTTTTGGGGCGATTACCCCGGGCCCCGAATTTCGCGGAAATTCACGCGAGAGGGGGCGGCGGTCGCTTACCCGTCATGCCCAGGGATCTGATCCCCCCTTGGGGCGCACACTTCTCCACGGCGAAGCGGGAAAGCCGACCAAGGCAGTCGGGGTTGCCCAGCCAGCGGGTGTGCCCTGGCGGGGGCGTTCGGGCGGCGGTGGGCGGCGTTGGCGGCGGGCGCGACCCAAGCGGGGCTTCGGGCGGGGCTTGGCGGGCGGGTTTCGGCGGGGTTGCGGGCGAAAAACGGCGGGCTGGCGGCGCAGGCGGGGTTTCGGCGGGGAAAGGTGGCGGCTTCGGGCGGAAAATCTCGCACACGTGGGCGGCTGCCGGGGTGCCGGGCTTGCGCGGGCGGCTGGTTCCGGGCGCGCGCCGGGCGGAAACCGGGCGGGTCCCGGGCGCACAGCGGGGTGATCGGGCGGAACAAAGGGCGGGCGGCGGGTAAAAAGGCGGGTTTGGGCGGGGCTGGCGGGCGAAAAAGCCCCCTTTTTGCCCCAAACGGGGCGAACGGCTGGTTTGCGGGGGCGGAACTGGCGGAGAAAGCTGGCGGCGTGTGTAGGGTTATCCGGCAGCTTCCCAGGTTTTTTTCGGAATCGGGCGGAAAGTTGGGGGCTTCGAAAAGCCCCTTTCACGCGCATATAGGAAGGAAAAGCCTCGCAAGCCTTTTCTTTGTCGATGGCGCACCGTCATTGGGGGCGATTATTTGGTGGTTCCGTCGGGTTGCTATTTGGGGCGAAAAGAGTGATGAATGTGTCACGCCGCGGGGCACACCCCACGGGAAGCGAAAAGGAGGCAACCCCATGAAAACACAGACTTTCGGCATC